GGTGGCGGTGGTGGAGCACTTGAGCTTTACGCTGAGAACCCGTCTAGTCCTACTGCTCCTAGTGCTACTGGCACAAATGCTGTAGCCATTGCCTTTAATGCTAGAGCGCCTGCAAGCGATGCAGTAGCTATTGGCGAAAATGCATACGCACAAGGTGCTGAAAGTTTTTCAATAGGAACACAGACAGATGCGATAGGAACTAGGGCTGGAGCCTTTGGCTATAATGCTCTTGCTCAGGGTAATTATTCTATGGCGTTTGGAAACGCTGGTGCTTTTGGTACAGAAAGTTTTGCAGCAGCCATAGTAAACAACACTAATACTTACGGCGCTAGTGGTGCTAATAGTATTGCTATTGGTCAAACTTCAAAAGCTACTAGTGATGGTTCTGTTGCTATAGGAAAAAGTTGTATTTCTGATGGAGGTAGAACTGTTGCATTAGGTCATTCGTCAACAGCTTCAGGTTTTTATAGTTTTGCAGTTGGCGCACTTTCAGAAGCACTTGAAACGGGCTGTGTCACTACAGGAGTAAGAGGTAGATCAAATGTACAAGGTAAAAGGGTTCATAGCTCCTCTACTTTTAGCGCACAAATAGGTAATTGCCAAACTGGTGAACTTGTATTAGGAAAAGAAACAACAGACGCAACACCTGCCCAACTTACATCTATTCCAGGTAATGCTGCATCAGCAACAAATTCAATTACGCTGCCTAACAACTCTTGCTATGGCTTTACAGGTACAGTTATTGCCCGTGAAAACTCAGCGCAAACAAACGACTTCGCTGTTTGGGAAGTTAAAGGTGGTGCAGTTAGAGGAGCTAATGCAGCCTCAACAACCCTTGGCTCGTACAATATAAACAAAATCAGTGAAAGCACAGGTGCAGCTAACTGGAGTATAGCTTTGTCAGCAGACGCAACAAACGGCGCTGTAGCTATTACAGTAACAGGTGAGGCTTCACACTCCATCAGGTGGGTGGCAACCGTGAATACTACGGAGGTAACATACTAATGGGATCAGTTAATTTAGATAACACAGGATCAGGTAGTGCTATAACCCTTAGCTCTGACGGTACTAGCCTTCTACTCGACGGAACAGCTATTGGTGGTGGTGGTGGTGGTGGTGCTGACCTTTATGCTGCTAATGAAAGCTCTCCTTCAGCCCAACCTTCAGCCACTGGTACGAATGCGATCGCCATAGGGGATTCGGCGGTTAGTAGTAATACTAATTCAATGGCCCTCGCAAATTCCAGAGCATCTGGCGCAGACAGCTTCGCAGCCGCTATAGCATACAACACATCTAGCTACGGTGCTAGTGGTTCTGGGGCCGCTGCCCTAATGAACTACGCAAAAGCAACTGGCTCTAGCAGTGGTGCATTTGGGTTTGGGGCAAACGCTACTAATTGGGGGGCACATGCCTTTGGCGCTCAAACATTTGCTACTGGAGATTCTTCTGTTTCACTTGGTCGTAACTCTTTAGCTTCTGCAACGTATTCAATCTGTATTGGGAACGCTGGTCAGAACAATATCCAGTCATCTATTAAGTTTTCTGGCAGTCAGCATGCCAATCAGGGTGATGCTCAAATTGGCTTATATCCATTGATGGCTGATACAACTGATGCCACTGCCACTGCAATGGTTACAAATCACGCAACCACGCCAGGTGCGGGTACTGCTAATCAAATCGTTCTACCCAATAACAGTGCTTACGCTTTTCACGGCACTATCGTAGCTCGTCAAAAAGCAGGTGATGGTACAGCTTGTGCAGCATGGAAGATAGAAGGACTAATTCGTAGGGAAGCTAATGCTGGTACAACTGTATTAGTAAACTCAGCCACTACTGTCTTAGACAACACACCGTCTTGGGGCATGGCTTTATCCGCTGACACAACTAACGGTGGCTTAAAAGTACAAGTTACTGGTGCAGCATCAACCAATATCAGGTGGACTACTAGTATTACCACATCTGAACTTATTTACGCCTAAAAGGAGAAATCAAATGGCTATTCAAAGCAATATCGCAGAAGGTGCCTCTCAGTACGGCATAGCCTTCAATAACGCTTACTACCGCATCGTGACAGCGGCTGTGTCACGTCAACGTGGAACTGACCCAAAGTTCATGGTGATGATTGACTTGTCAGCATATGCTACAGCAACGCCTGATGATGATACCCGTGAGGTAGACTTTAAGCGGTATAACGCAAACCTTACAGATATCGAAGCTGCGTCTGGCTCAACATTCATGGACAAGTGCTATGCTTGGGTAATGGCTCAGGATGACATGGCAGGGTCTACTGCCGTTTAAGGAGTAACACATGCTTGGCTTTTCCCCATTAGCTGCTGCCCCACTTGCAGATGATGGGGCCATTGGTGTTGCATACTCTATAGTTGCAGCCAATGGTAGCCTTGCATTTACGGGCCAAGACGCTACATTAAACTCTGTACGTAGCGTAGATGTAGATCACGGTAGCTTTACTCTTACTGGTATAACCCTAACTAACCTATCTGTACAAGACAACTTCTTGGCTAACACAGGTAGCTTTACACTTACGGGTCAAGATGCAGAGTTTATTGAGGGTAAATCCCTATCCGTAGATGTAGGTACCTTTACTACTACAGGCCAAGACTCTGCATTAAATGTTAATACAGTAGAGCAAGTTACTACTGGTAGCTTTACACTTACTGGCATTACTCTAACTAACCTGTCTGTACAAGACAGCTTCTTGGCTAACACAGGTAGCTTTACACTTACGGGTCAAGATGCAGAGTTTATTGAGGGTAAATCCCTATCCGTAGATGTAGGTACATTTACTACTACAGGTCAAGACTCTGTATTAAATGTTGATACAGTAGAACAAGTTACTACAGGTACGTTTGCACTAACAGGTCAAGATACAGACGTTACTAAGTCACTTAATCTGTCTGCAGATGCAGGCACATTTACCGCTACAACACAGGCTGCAGATGATCTTATCAGAGGTCAAATATTTACAGCCAATACAGGTTTGTTTAGCCTTACAGGTCAAGACATTGTAAGTAGCGTAGAATACCCTGTCGATTTAAGTACACTTGCACTAGTTGGACAGGCTTCTGTATTTAGTATTACATTCCCTGCAGGTGTAGGTTCCTTTACTTCTACACTACAAGATGCTACACCTAATTCTGTACGTAGTGTTGATGTAACTTCTGGTAGCTTTACCTTAGCTGGACAAGACGCTAGTGTATCTGCACAACTTAATGTAGTAGCAGACGCAGGTACATTTACTCTGACTGGGGTGGATGCTGATCCTAGAAAAGTACAGCTTCTTGTTGCAGACACAGGTACGTTTGCACTTACAGGTCAGGATGTTAATGCTGACATTGTTGAGGTTGTAGAAAGCAATAGCTACTCTCTAACAGGACAAGATGTAAATCTAACTAAGTCTGTAGTAGAGAGTGTAATAAGTGAATCGTTTGCTGTAACAGTACAAGACTCTAACTTAAACATCAACAGAGTCCTAGTAGCTGAAGCTGAAACTGCAGATAAGACATTTACTATTACAGTAGCCAATGATGGTGGTGGCAATGTCTTCTACATTGATGGTGTTAATCATCCTGTTCTAACGCTAGAACGTAATAGAACATATATCTTTGATCAAAGTGATGCTTCTAACTCTAATCACCCATTACGTTTTAAAGATGGTAGTGGTAACAGTTACACTACAAGTGTAAGCTCTAGTGGAACAGCAGGTACTTCAGGAGCTACAGTAACGATAACTGTAGCCTCAGATGCACCAGATGATTTAAGATACTACTGTACCGTACATGGCAACGGTATGGGCAACACAATAGGTGTTGTCGATGGCTTTAGGTTTACCTTAACTGGTCAAGCGGTTACAGAAACAATAAGTGAAGTCTTCTTAGTAGGTACGTTTAGCCTTACGGGTCAAAACGTTAACACAGCAGCGGTTCTACATTTTGTAGCTGATCAAGGCAACTTTACCCTAACAGGACAAGACTCAGAACGTATTATTGGCGAAGGTGTAACTAGTGGCATCTTTATTGTAACGGGTCAAGACACAAACTTTGTAAAGCACTTACGTGTTTCATTAGAAGTTGCTACATTTACAATTACTGGTCAAGATGTAAATAAGATTGTAGCTGAGTCTGTACTAAATGGTTTATTTACTTTAACAGGTCATGCTGCAGTATTAGACTACTTACCCTCCATAATAACTGATTCAGTTAACTTTACTATTACAAGACAAGATTCTGTCTTTACTATAATAAACCCTGTAAGTGAAGGTTTATTTACATCAACAGGTAACAGTATAAATATTGGTACAAGTGCTGCTGTATCACTATCTGGTTTGACAAGTTCTTCTGGAACTGTTACAGTAGTTGAAAATGTAACTAATTATAATGTAGATAATTTCTCAAAAAATAGACTAATTTATCTAAGGGTACAAGATACTAAAGATAACATTTATGTAACTGAAAAGTCTAACACAGTTTACATACTACCTGAAAGTAGTAACAATATAGTACACATTAATCCACAATCACGTATTGTTTATGTGTCTCCACAAGACAACAAAAAGTCTGTATATGTAGCAGCGTAAGGAATAAAAATGTCATACAAATGGCCTGATAAAGATAAAGATGAAGTTGTTGATTATAGCGTAGATTGGTCACGTTTCTTAGGTAGTGATACTATTTCTGCAGTTACTTGGTATATAGATAATGCTAGTGGAATTAAAACACAGGTTAGCGATGCAGATACTGTAGATGGTATACAATTTGTACAGGGTACTAACACAAATACTGTTGCTACTATTAGACTTGGATTAGGTACAAATAACAAACGATATAAGATTACTTGTAAAATAACTACACTTGGTGCATTACAATATGAGCGTTCAATATTATTACGTGTTAGGGAGAAATAAGTATGGCATACGATTTTATTAGTTTAGTTAATGATGTAAATCGTAGGCTTAATGAAGTAGAGTTGACTGCTGCTAACTTTGCTACAACTACAGGTTTTTACAGTTTTGCTAAAGATTCAATTAACTCTTCTATTAGACACATTCAACAAGAAGAGTATGAATGGCCTTGGAACCACGTAGAAGAAACAGAAATATTATTAGTGGGCGAGTCACGCTATAGTTATCCATATGATGCTAAAACAGTTAATTTAAATAGCTTTAGAATTAAACGTGATGATACATTAGCTACAAATACTATTAAACTTAAAGTGCTTAGTTATGAAGAATACCTTGACAAACATGTAGATTCTGAATATAACTCTAGTAGTACAGGTACACCACGTTATATTGTACGTGCGCCTAGTAGGGAATTAATAGTAGTACCTGCACCTGACAAAGCATACGAATTAATATACGAATACTATACTACAGGTTTTGACTTAGAGTTATTTTCTGACGTACCTAATCTTCCTGAACAATATCGTTATGTAATTGTAGATGGGGCTATGTATTATGTGTATCAGTTTAGGGGTGATCTTCAATCCTCACAACTAGCAATGCAAAAATTTACTCAGGGCATTAAGCACTTACGTAGTATTAATATAAATCGTACAGAATACTTACGTGATACGAGGGTACACTTTTAATGGCAACACAATGGCAGACATTTCCTATTGAGTTTAGAGGGGGTCTTATCTCTAATCTTAGCCCACTTCAGCATGGTACTAATGCTGTTGGATCTGCTACTATACTACAAAACTTTGAGGTAAATAAAGAAGGTGGATATACTAAATTAAAAGGATATAATAAGTACAGCAACACTGCAGTTACAGGAACTGGTCCTATACTAGCACTTAAAGTAATTGGTTCAGGTAATATTGTAGCTGCAAGAAAAAATTCAACCAATAATAAAACTGAATATTATAGAAGTTCAGGTACAAGTTGGACTAGTTTAGGGTCTAGTGCTGCTACAAATGGAGGTAAAGCTAAGAGTGTTTTATATAATCTAAACGGCGATGATAAGGTTATATTTGTAGACGGAACTAATTTTCCCGCTATATACAATACATCAGGTAACACACTTACTTTTTTAAAAAACGATTCCAGCAATGATTCAAATGATATTGGAACTAATGATCCTTTAGGCGCTCAACACGTAGCATACTTTAAATCTACAGCATTCTATGCTAAAGATAATAATATTTATTTTACAGCACCACAATCTGTAGACGATTTTAATGTAGCTAATGGTGCTGGGGTTATTAATGTAGGCAACAAAGTAACTGGATTAATATCCTTTCGTGATCAACTTATCGTATTTACTACTGATACGATTAAAAGAATAACAGGTAGTAGCTCTGCTGATTTTGTTATATCTCCTATTACAAACGGTATTGGCTGCATTAACGGGGATACTATTCAAGAAGTGGGCGGCGATATTATGTATCTGGCTCCTGATGGTATTAGGCTATTGAGTGCTACAGATCGTATAGGAGACTTTGGATTAGACGTAGTATCAGATATTATAGTAAAAGATGCTACTACATTTTTAAATCAGACTCCTATATTTTGTTCTGTTGTACTTAAAGAAAAAGCTCAATATCGTATTTTTGCTTATGTTCAATCTGAACAAACAGAAGCAGCAAAAGGTTTAATCGCAACTAAATTTGTATCTCAAGGTGGTGGTGGTTTATCTTGGTCTACTATAAAAGGTATTAAAGCACATATAGCAGATAGTAGATATACTAATACATTAGAAACATTAGCATTTGCTAATGAAGATGGCTATGTTTATATAATGGAAACTGGAGCTACCTTTAATGGTAGCGCAATAGAGGCTATTTATGAGTCTCCTTTTATGCCCCTTACAGACCCTCAAATGCGTAAGACGTTTTATAAAATGACTTTGTACGCAGAGCCTACTGCAAGTATGGCATTAAATTTAAATATTAAATATGATTTTGCCTCAGCTACAAATACAAAAATAATTCAACCAGCTACTCAACAAATATCTAGTACTGGTAGTGCTGTATTTATATTTGGAACTTCTGTGCGTTTTGCAGAAAAAGATCCATCAGATAAAACTTTAGTAAATACCAGTTGGTCAGGATATAATTCTACACATACATATGGTACATACGGCGGTGTATTAGATAACGTTTATAACTTAAATGTAATTGGATCTGGAAAAACTATAGCTATAAGGTTATCAGATTTTTCAACTAACCCTACATTTACGCTTGATACGGCTTTATTAGAATACAGCCAAGAAGATAGACAATAAGGAAACAACATGGCAGGTTACACAAGACAAGATGGTGCAAACAATATTGCTAATGGTAATGTTATTGATGCAGATGATTTTGACGCAGAATATAATGCAATTGAAGCTGCGTTTAATGAGGGAGTTAATCAAGGGCACAAGCACGATGGCAGTGCAGGAGAAGGCGCTCCAATTACAAAAGTAGGACCAAGCCAAAATATTATTGTTAGTGCGGGTGCCGTAACTCCTAAAACAACTAACTTTACGGATCTAGGCAGTACTGGTAATATGTTTAAAGATGCGTACTTTGATGGTATTGTTAAGGGCCACACAATAGCCGCAGGTAATACTGGTAATTTAATCATTACTAATAATGAAGTTGATGTAACTGCTGGAGATTTAACTTTAGATATTGCTGGTGATATCAATATAAATGTAGATGGTGGCGATGTAGTTTTATTAGACGATACAGTTACGTGGGGAAGTTTAAATAATAACTCAGGTAATCTTATTATTAAATCTAATACAACTACAGCAGCCACATTTACAGATGCTGATATTGATCTTGCGGGTAAGCTAGATGTTACAGATGAGACTACTTTAGACAACATATTAAAAGTGGCAGGTGTCACTACTCTTAATGGTGGCCTTGTAGTTTCAGAAAAAATAGACGTTAATGATACAGATAAATTTACAGTTGCAGATAATACAGGCAACACAGTTATTCAGGGTACGTTAGAAGTTGTAGGGTCTACTACATTAAGTAGATTAGTATTAGACGATTTTATTTTAGATTCTACTACGTTAAGCCTTTCTACTGGCGATTTAAGTTTAGACGTATCTGATGGTAATGTTTTGTTAAAAGATGATGGTGTTACGTGGGGCGGCTTGAGTAATAATTCTGGTAGTCTTGTTATTAAATCTGGAACTGCTACTGCAATAACATTTAGTGGCATTAATAGTACCCTTGCAGGTAACTCAATTATATCAGGTAACACTACAATTTCTGGTAATACTATATTAGGCACAGATGCTAACAATACAGTGACTATTAACTCAGACGTAGCTTCTAACATTATACCTTCTACAGGTTCCTTTACTTTAGGTGACGCTACGACTACATGGCAAAAAGGTTTTTTTGGAGAAATAGAAACTACTGGTAATATTATTGTAGGTGGTGACTTAACTGTATCTGGTACTACAACAACTATAAATACTACTAATCTTTCTGTAGAAGATCCTTTAATAGATTTAGCAAGAAACAATACTAGTGACTCTGTTGATATAGGTGTTTATGGTAAATACAATGACGGTACAGCAAATAGATACACTGGTTTTTTTAGAGATGCTACAGATGAAAAATGGAAGCTATTTAAAGACACACTCAATCAACCGTCAGGTACAGTAGTTAACACAAGCACTGCAAGCAGCAGTGGTTATGCAGTAGCAACTCTAGTGGCTAATCTTGAGGGAAATATTTCTGGTGATATAACGGGAAATATAACAGGCGATATAACAGGCGATACTAAAGCTACGAATGGTTCAGTTGTACTAAACAGTGGTACAGACGGAACAGACGCTACGTTTACTGGATCTGTAACTGGTAATGCGAGTACAGCTACTTTAGCTGCAGCACTAACGACTGCAAGAACCATTACTCTTGGAGGCGATCTTACTGGTAGTGTAAGTTTTAAAGGTGATGCAGACGTTACATTAACTGCTACTGTATCTGATGATAGTCACAATCATACTATTGCAAACGTAGATGGACTACAAGATGCGCTGGACGGTAAGGAAACTGCAGACGTTGAAATATTAAAAGCAGATACAGATGATAACATTACGGCTGGTTATACAGCAACAGCAGATGATGATGGTACTAAATCAAGCGGTACGTATACCCCTGCTCCTGCAGGCGGTAACTTAAAACGTATTATTAATGGCGGTGCTTTTACCTTAGCTGCACCTACAGCAGCAGGTGATTATACTTTAGTTATTCAAATGACAAACAATGCATCTGCTGGAACAGTCACGCTATCAGGATTTACTAAATCTTCTGGAGGTTTTACAACTACAGATGCTGATGATTTCTTTTTGTTTATTACAAAGATAAATGGGTTTACGCATTTGCAAATACAGGCTCTTCAATAATGTTTCCTTTTCCTACTATTCCTCCCTCAAATAAGACAGCAAGTTTTATATACAGACCTTCATTTTCGTCCTTGTATGCATTTATCAGCGCAAGTACTGGTCAGGTTAGTTTACCCAGTGATGTTACCGTTAAGTCTGGTGATATACTAATAGCACGTCAAGTTGCTGCTGATGCTTCGTATTCAACATTACCAAATTTTAATAATTTTGGTGGTACAGGTTTTACTGTTGCGGCTGGGGTTGTTAATACTTTATCTGGTAATAAAGTACATGTAGCTAACATAAGTTATAAAGTCTGTAATGGTACAGAAACTAATACTACAATTGGTGGGTTTATGTCTAGTAGTACAGATGGTTATGCAGTTACAGACGGGTCTGTATTCTTAGTAAGACCCAATTATACATATACTAATTTTAATGTATATTCAACGGATTCTGTTGGTACTAATAATACCTCTGGAACAATTACAACAAAAAGCCCTAAAGATTCTGATACTCCTTTTTCTTCGTCTAGTGGTGCCACTATAATAGTTTCTATAGGACTTAAATCAGGTGGTTCTGGGTTTGTATCTAGAAGTCCTGAGTTTAGTTCTTTTAGTAATGAGTTTAGGAATTTTAACTCTAGTACAAGTTTAAGTGCGGGAAACGATAGCGGTTTTATGATTGAACGAAGTACAATGTTGGTTTCACAAGCTGCAGGAGAGCATCAACAACAAACAAATTCAATAACTTTAAGTTCTATTCACACTTCTACCTGTCTAACTTCTGCTGTATTTGAAATAGTAGAATAATGTGTGATTTAACTTCAGAGCAACTAGAAGCCATGTTGGATAGAGCAGCCAAAAAAGGAGCTAAACAAGCTTTATGTGATTTGGGATTATCTGATACAGATGCCGCTACTGACATTAAAGAATTACGTAGTTTATTAGACTCGTGGCGTGATACTAAAAAAAGTATATGGAAAACACTAGTTCAATTAGGAACAGTTGCAGTACTTACATTTATAGTTACTTCTCTGTGGATGCAGGTAGGAACTAAATGATTGAAGTACTAGCACTAGCTGGGGCCGTAACTAAAATAGCTGGTGCAGTAAGTTCTGCAATTAAAGCAGGTGGTGACGTAGCAGATTTACTACCTCAGTTTGGTAAGCTTGCAAAGTTAGATAGTGAAATACAACTGGCTGAAAAGGGTAGGCACAAGGGGCCACTAGGAAGATTAAGTTCATCTGAAGAAGAAGGTTTTGCTATAGCTCAGGCTAAAATGAAACATAAAGAGTGTATGGATGAATTACGTTCTGCCTGTAAGTTATATGGACCTCCAGGGATGTGGGATCTAGTAGTCAAAGAGCAAGCCTCTGCACGGCAGCGTCATAGAGAAGTACTAGAGCAACAGGCCGCTGCAAGAGATAGATTGTTTTGGGGTTTATCCTTGACAGCAGGTGCCATAGTATTTATAATAGGTTTAGCTGCTATGATTTGGGGATTAAACGAAATAGTAAATGGATAATAAGGAAATAAAACAATGATGCAGTTTAAAGGATTTAAGCCAGATGCAATGAGTCGTATTGCAGGTTCCCTTGGTTATCAAGGAGACATGAATAACTTTGATCAGTTCCTTCAAAGTAATCCTAGTGCAATGCAAAAGATGGACTCGTATCGACAGTCTGCTATGGCTATGGCTCGTGGGGGCGTAGTTAAAAGTTTTGCTCCTGGTGGTGATGCGGGTAAAACCGTACCTGAAGTAACCATAGAAAGAATACTTGATCCTTCAGCGGCGATGCCTGCTGCTACTAAGGCGACCCCTACGCTTATAGAGGAAACCACAGAGCAAGTAGTAGATAGTTCTGTAGGCCAGACAAAAGAACCTGTTACAGCGGAAGTTAAAACTGTAGACACTACACAAGCTGCACCTGTAGTTGATCCCAGAGAAGCTGCTAAAGTAGAAACTGTTACTACTAAAGATGATGTAGATAAAGCTGCAGATGTTAAAGTAGAGCAAGGGGAAGTTTCTGAAAAAGCTCAGGTAACAGCAGAACAACAGACTGAAAGTTCTGTCTCTAATTTAAGTGCGGAGCAGGGTCAAGGCATCCTAATGGATAACCCTGTACAACGCGAAATACAAGAAGGTGAACTTGTATCTTCAACAGCTAACGCAGAAAAAGCTGCTAAATTTACTGAAGAAGTGCAGGCAGCACAAGCTACTCCTACTGAAAAAGCTACAGTATCTGGGCAACTAGCTGAGTTAACTAGAGACTTTGACGCCAGCAACCCGCCTGCGTATGCTGCAGGTGCTTTGCGTGGAGTAATGGCATCTATGGCTTCTCGTGGTATTGGAGCATCTAGTATGGCAGGGCAGGCTATGGTTCAAGCTGCACTTGAAAGTGCTCTCCCTATAGCACAAGCAGACGCAGCTACCTTTGCAAAATTTGAATCACAAAACTTATCTAATCGTCAGCAACGTGCTATGCTTGCAGCACAACAACGCGCGCAGTTTTTAGGACAAGAGTTCGATCAAGCATTTCAAGCTCGTGTTATAAACGCTAGTAAAGTATCTGATATAGCTAATATGAATTTTACTGCAGAGCAAACAATTGCACTTGAAAATAGTCGTATAGCTAATACCATGAATATGGCTAACTTAAACAATAGACAAGCACTTGTTATGGCAGAGGCTGCTGCATTGTCTAACTTAGATATGGCTAATCTTAACAATCGCCAACAGGCCGCAGTTCAAAACGCACAAAACTTCATGCAGATGGATATGGCAAATTTAAATAATAGACAGACTGCTAATATGTTTGCTGCACAGTCGAGAGTACAGAGTATGTTTACAGATGCCGCTGCAGAAAATGCTGCTAATGCATTTAATGCAACATCAGAAAATCAAACTAATCAATTCTATGATGGTCTATCTTCTCAGGTTAGTCAATTTAATGCGGCACAAGCTAATGCTATTGCACAGTATAATTCAGGCCAACAAAATGCTATGGAACAGTTTAACGCTAATGTACAGAATCAACGTGAGCAATTCAATGCTAACAATAGACTGGTAGTAGATCAGTTTAATGCTAACTGGCGTAGACAAATTGCTACTGTTGATAATGCTACTGAAAATAGAATAAGTGAATTAAACGCTAAAAATGCATTAGATGTTTCTAACACTGCATATAATAATCTGTACTCATTTTATAACGATACTATGACGTGGGCATTCAACGCTGCAGAAAGCGACAGAGATAGAATTAATGCAATAGTACTAGAAGAGCTAAGACAAAAAGGATACTCTTCTCGTGCGAATGACGAAGACAGTAACGCTAACTCCAGAGCAGTTGGTAATTTTGTGTCTAGTCTACTTACTGCAGATAAAGATAGCGCTATTAGCAAATGGTTATGGGGATCGTAATGAGTTATAATAATCACAGAAGAGCATACTTAAATATTTTACGCAAGGCACAGGCTAAAAAAGTAGCAACAGGAACTACTTCTGAAAAAGGTGGGTTGTTACGTAGAGCAACGATGCCAGAAGAAACTTCATCAACAAAAGAACCTAGTGAAATGGTTGTTGAATATGTTCGTGAGCTTAACATGGCAAGAAAGGCAATGAAAGATGGATAATACTCCAAGCTTTGACGCACCTATAGGTGGACAGGGTATGGTATCTGAAATGGGTAACAAGCCTTGGCAACAACCTGCTAAGTATAATACTGTAGATGAAGCGTTAGAGTTTTATTCTTCTCGTTTACAAGAGGAATCTTTTCAAGAAGAACTCCTAGACGTTATGGAATTGGGTACTCCATTGTCCATACTATCTAACTCTATACAGTTAGGTGGTACTATGCAGGGTATGCACACATTAGATGTTGGAATACTTATACAACCTGTCTTATTAGAAATGCTTGCTTTTATTGGTGATAAAAATAAAATTAAATACGACATGGGTTTAGAAGATCCCAATATAGATCCTGATAAATTTCCTGATTCAAAGATTGCTTTAGCAGTAAAACGTGCTAGAGATAAAATGAAAAAAGAAGTTGATGTAGATGATGAAGAAAATGTAGAAGCTGTCGCTGATGATGTAGTAGATAGCGTAAAAGGTTTAATGGCTAGGAGATAGTAATGGCGTTTAATATGGGTGCATTTATTGGTGGCTTTTCAGAAGGCATGACTTCTCGTATACAAGAACAAAACAGAGAAGCTTCTCGTAAAAGAGAAGAAGAACGTCTTGAACAACGTATGATAGATAAAGAAGCTCGTGATGCAGCAAGGTCAGAAAAAAAGTTAGAACGTGAACAAGAACGTAAGTTAGAGCTTTTAGCAGAACAACTATCATTATACTATAGTCCAGAACAAACTACGGATATACTTACAAAAGGACAGGCGGGTGCTGAGTTTGCATTAACTAAAGCTCAAAACTATTCCGCACAAGACTTAGATCCTAGAACAATGTATGAAGTACAAGACTATGAGTTAGAGCGCTCAGAGGTTTCTCCTGTTGCTACAACCTTACGTACTGAGGCTAAGGCTGGTCCAGCAGTTCGTCAAGGAGAAGCCATTCCTTTTGCAGAAAAGTTTAAACCCCTACCCAAAACAATAACAACTAAAGCTAAGACATTTGAAGCTAGACTTGTGGAGCTAGACTTTGCTATGTCACAAGCAAAAACTGCGGATGAAAAAACAGCGCTTCAAAGTATGTATAATAATACACATGAAAAATACCTAGAGTTTAAAAAGAAAAACGATTTAGGTGGAGATTATTTTAGTAAGCAATCCTTAGATAGTATTGTTAATAATGCTGTTAAGAGTAAGTTTAGAGGCAAAGAGTTTGTAGAACTGACTCCTGAAGGTTTAATTAAATCTTTTCAGAGTGGCAATGAAGGTGATGTTGCAGCGTTATACCTAGATTCTTATTTAGCATTAGATGCTCGCAGACAGGCAGAGCCTTGGAAAGATGATGCAGGTGCTAAGACTGCTATTAATGAAGTGCTTAAAGAATACATTAAGTATAAAGCAACTTTAGTCAACAGAGTAGAGACTAATTATAATACAACAATTGCAGAATTAAATGCAGGTGGCGCAGAAGATCAAGTCTTAGCTACTCAATTGCAGGTTAATGGTACTGCTGATTTTAAACCTGCTACCAAATCTGATGGAACACCTCGTACCGTTGAAGATGTACTTGAAGAAAAACAAAGCTTCGATGCTAATACCGTTATACAGTATGTCCATGATGGTGAAGTTTATAGTGCAGTAAAAACTACTTTTGGTAATTTACTTTGGGGTCATCAAGGTTAATGGAAGATATGTTTGCACCTAAGCTACCATCTTTTGATGGTGCAGAGGAACAAAGAGATGATGATCTTTTTGAGCCAAGCCCTGTTGCGGAATCTACTATTTTAGGGGATATGTTCGCTCCTGTTACAAGCACAGTTGACGAGGAAGAAACAGAAGACGGTAAGGCTACCATACAGGCTCCTTTGTATAAGGCTCCTGATAAAAGTATCTATGAAAAAGTACAACAGCAGCAGGAAATAACAGAAGAGCCAGAGGGATTAGACCCTCGTGTAGACGCTTTAATGAATACTTCTTTCGATGAGGGTGAAGAAAATTTAGATGCTATGTATGATAAGGCAGTTAAAGCGTGGTCTTCCAGAAGACTACTGTCAGATGGTAAATTTTACATGCTAGATTTGTCAGATCCTTTAGGGGCTAGTGTAGTAGAGGACGAAAGAAAACCTACACGTGAAGACGTTTTGCGTGACTACTTTATTGAGCGTGAAGATCGTGCCTTCATGGTAAACGAAATGTTAAAGGGTGATAACCCTATACGAAGGGAACTTGCAGAAGCTTTAGTGAACCAAGGTTACTCCCCTTTACACATTACATACATAGTTGAAGGCGCAGAGTGGTCACCCTTTTTAGGTGCTGCTTTAGGTATTGCTGACATTCCTGAAAATGTAGCTAACGCAAGGCAAGCTTACGAAGACGGTAAGTACGGGGTTATGGCTATTAACCTTGGCATTAGTGCAGCGGAACTTGCCTTTACTATAACAGGAACAAAACAAATAGCAGCACCTGTGCTGAAAGGTCTTAAGAACAAGACTACAGGCGCTCGTACTATGGCAGAGATAGAGAAAAACTCTGCTTCTGTTACGGCTGCTAAACAAGCAGAAGCTAAAAAGGTAGCTGACGAAAACCCTGACATTGCAGATCAGCTTATTGACGAATACGAAGCCAGTATATCTGAGGTTACAGGTAAAGCTATTGTAATTTCAAAGACAGTTAATGGTAAAAAGACACTAGACTTTAATGCAGCTAAAGCACATGGCCTTGAGGTTGCAGAAGATGTAAAGGCTATGCAGGACATACGTGCTGCTGACTTTGTGTCTAATAGAGTTACTGCTGAGCGTAAGTACAAAGTAACAGAAGAAAAGGCACTAACTGGTTTAACAGATGAAGCTGATGAACTAGTCAACCCATTACTTAAACCAGAAAAGTTTAACGCTATTGTGGCAGTAGCCTCTGAGTTTAAAAAGAAAAACCCTAAAGCATTTCGTAAAGATGAAACAATTATTGAGGGTCTGTTTAGACTTACTACAGATGCAGACAGTGGCTTTGCAGACAGTCAAGAGTTGGCTGATGTACTGTCTAAGTACGGCCTGTCGTTTGATGACTACGTGCACATGGTTGTTTCTGGTGGATCAGAAGCTGGTAAAATACTTAATAAGTTATCGCAGCTACGTAAGGCTGCATCACTAGATAATTTAACTAGAGCTAAGGAAAAGGTACAGGCTGATAAACAAAACAGGTTTGTAAAAGGCTGGCGGCGAATCGAAAACATTCGTCGTGGTGGCATGGTATCTATGGTTAAGACTGCGTTTCGTAACGCTGGATCTGCGGTTATACGTACTCCACTAGAAACTCTTGAAAATGTTTTTGATAACATCTTACTTAATATGTCTAATCAGTTTCAAAAAAGAGGTGATATAGGCGTACTAAAGGCTGGCGCTAAAGCGTTGGGTGCAGGTGGCAGAACCTTAGCAAGCTGGGATAGTTACGCGGGTAGTACTCGAATGCTACAAAGAATGTATTTAAATCCTGTGTTGTCTAAAGAAGTGACAGACTTTGTACTTAAACGCCCTGAGTTTATGAAGCAACACACTAATATGTTTGATCTAGTTAATGAATATCAGACTGCTACAGGCAGAGGTCAGGGTGGATTTATTGATAAGGGTTTATCTAAAGTAGAAGATGCTGTAACACTACTCAATACACCAAACAGAATACAAGAATTTACAATACGTAGGGCTGCGTTTATTGGGGAGCTAGAGCGCCTAGTAAAACGTGATTACGGTAAAGATCTCATGGAGCTTCTTAAAGAAGGAAAGTTAGATGATCTTATCGCTAACAGTAGTAAGGTTAGACCTAAAGGTGCACCTGCCTTTGAACAATTAATCGAAGACAGCACCAGAAGAGCGTTAGACATTACGTATGCAAGTCCACCTGAAGTACCTGTATTTAATACCATAAGTAACTTCTTAACTCGCAACGGTCTTACTGCAGTTACCACTCCTTTTCCACGTTTCATGTTTAAATCACTAGAACTTATGGGTCAGTACGGTGGTGGTGCACTTAATCCTATGATTAAACGTGCGTTTAACATTGATGGTAAAAAGTTTGGTGATAAGTTTGACCGCAAGGACAGGCAGAATATAGCACGTAACTTAACTGGTGGTTTAGGCATACTAGCAGCAATGCAATACAGAAATTCTGATGACGCACCCACAGACTACAAAGAGATACAAACAGAAGAGGGTACAGTTTGGGATGCTACTTCCTTTTTCCCTATGCGTCAGGCACTATGGATAGCTGAAGGCGCACGTAGATTAAACGAAGGTACATTTGAATCTTGGTTTGATGTAAAGGATGTGCAAGAAACTTTCTTGGGTACTGCTGCAAGAACAGGAGTCGGAAACATTTACGTCGAAGAAATACGTAACATCATTGCAAGTGAGAAAGACTTAGTGTCTAGCGAGTCTGCTAAGAAGCTTGTATCAAGAGGCGTTGCAGATTACTTACGTACATGGGCTATACCTATCACACAAATACCTGAGTTACAGAGGGCTACAGGATACAGACCTGCGTGGTATGCAGATCAAGCTGATGATAGAGCCACACTAACAGAAAGTTATTTAGATGCTTCTTTAGAGGAAACCTCTAGGTCATTTAGACAGGCTGGATTGACTAACGTATTTACCCCATCAAAAGAGTTTGAAAGAGAAGAGCGTATAGATATATTTCAACCTGACAAAGAACGTAAAGCTATGGGCTTGGGTCTTGTTTCAGGTATTACACAGTATTCAATGGACACACCATCAGGAGAATACCTTAAAGATAAGGGCTTCAATGATTGGGAGATGGGTAGCAAATCTAAGATACCATCACGTAAACGTATTGAAAATGGGTACATGCAAGAAGCAGTTCCTGCCCTTGTAGACATGGCAAAATCTTATGAGACATCGTTGCGTAAGGAGTACTTAAACAGTACAGACCCTGACATGAGGGCGGTAAGAAAGTCTGAAAGTATAGATAAGTTTGTAAACAAACGTATTGTTCCCTACCTCAAGGCACAAAAGAATAAGTTCTTAGACTTAGCTAAAAAAGTTAGTGGCGCTAGAACTGATCCACTTCTACTAGCACACGAGAAGTTCCGTAAGCTTGACAAGGACACACGTAAGCTTGCTATGAGTGAGTGGATGCGTCAGAACGGTGAGCCACCTGAGATGTCAGAAGCAAGTGAAGTCGAGGCTCTAATAGAGCTAGGAAGAATCTACAAAGGCGTACTTAGTAAATAAAAGAGGGGGCAATTAAGCCCCCTTTAGTTTATCGTGTGTCACCACCGCCGCCTAGAGTTCCTGATTGTTTTCGTTGCCCTAGTTTCTTTTCATTCTGTCCTGCTATCATACCTAATGACAAGTTCAGATCAGTAGCTAGTGCGGCGCAGTACCAGAGTACATCACCAATCTCACTGGCTATGTCCTCTCGCCATGTGTCAGGCCGCTTATCTGGCCCGTCACGTATAAGCTTCTTTACCTTGTTGGCTACTTCACCTGCCTCACCAGCTAACCCTAACGCAGGGTAGAGGATACGATGTTCCTCTGGATAGATGGCAGTTGAACTTGCGTTACGCTGATACGAATTAAAGTCAGACATGCTGTACTTCTCCTGTAGAAATTTGTTCGCTTCTTCTTTTAGATTCATATTCCTTCTGCCGTTTCAATGTTTCAAAATAGGATTTGCTAAACCCTCTTTCCCATTCCCTGTACTGCATTGTGTCTTTATGAAATGGGTTAGTGACACGCCCTGCTCTGAAGTCTTGTGACCCCTGATTGTACTGGACACGCAATGGTGCATCGTGCTTCCCTAGTCCACGTTGCTTTCTCATGTTTTTATTGTTGCCCATTATACTCTCCTTATGCTGCTTCTTTTAATACATCTATAGGCTTAAGATCACCTATCTTCATTTCGTAGTTATCTCTAAGGTATTCGATTTCTCTAGTACCTGCGTAAAACTTTTCACCCTTACGCTTTAGTGTACCATCCTTTACGAACCCGTCACGTTCATATGTACCACATACCCAGACCTTAGACAAGTCTTTCTTTACGTTTGTAAACACAAAGTAATCGCAGCCTTGTTTCTCAGAGTACTTAAAGATCGTAGCTGCATACTCAGGTTTAGGTTTGTAGTTGGTACTCTTAGCTTTTACGTCTATCTTCTTACCATTTAGAAGGATGTCATAATCATATGTATTATGGATCTCCCCACCCAACAGAGAATGCACTGCCAGTTCTCCAAGAAAGCCAGAAAGATTGCGCCCACCGTTCATCATTGAACCTTTTAGTTGGCCCATCTCTCTGGCTTTCTTTGTTGCTTCAATAATCATTTCTTCTGTAACTGATACTTCAATAATCATTTTAAATACTCCTATTCTTCTTTAGGTAAGAGAAGATTTGCTAAGGTGTCTTGTTTTTCTTTCAATACGTTTGCTAGGTACATATACCTACGTATTTCAACATCTAACACCTTAACTTCTTCAAAGACTTTATTCTGTTCTTCATTAAAAGAATCTGTTTCAACTTCTACTTCGTTTATAGTTAGTGTAGTCATCTTATATCTTCTCCTATGTTAGGTCTACTATTTCACACACATCACCAGAGCAAGCCATAGTTTGCATTGCGGCAGTGTTATCGTCTTTCTCGTACTCAGACAGCCCAGCCCAATCAATCTTCTTAGGCATAGACTTTAGTAACACATTATATACATCCTTGTCTACATCTTGATAGGGTGCTTGTTGGTATGTATGATCTGAGTGTGGCAAGAAAGACACACCTGACATTTCATCAAAGTGTTTGTAAACAAATGCACCCACTTCCATCCACTCGTCATCACGTACTGATATAGTAACGCTTGGTTTATGCTCACACCAATGACGTTGGTACAGTAGCCAAGTCTCTAGTTGCTCAATCGCTGTCATATCATTGCGAGTGATTGACTTACGAGGTGACTTGACGGGGAAACTAAACACAGTAGTCGTGTCTCCCTTCATAACACATGGCTCATTAGGAATGCCCTGATCCATCATAAACTGTGTCAATGGATCTTTGTTATCACCACGAACAGTACGGATATAATAGGCACTATGGCGAGCATGTATCCCAGAGGCTGAATCCACCAGTTGCGAGACTGTGCCTGATGGTTTGACGCACGTAATTGCAGTGCTATGAGGTATACCAAGAGTGTCAGCAAGTTCAGCGTTAGTATTGACAGCAACTCCACGAAGATGTGCAAGGGTCTTCTCCAATCCTTTGTTCTCTGACGTAGTAAGAGGGTTGTCCATTATTCCTGTAAGCGACACACCCAGCAAACGCTCCTCTTCTGTGTTCTTGCTCCACACCTTACGCAAGTATGGAAAGTTTGTGAGCGATGATTGGATTGTTCCAAGGATCGTTGCGATGCGAACCTTTCTTTCCAGATCTGCAAGAGTATCTGTGGCACGAATGACAACCTCTGTAAGGTTACAGAACTGATACGGCCTGAGTATAATCTCGCTGCAAGGGTTAGTTCCAAACTCATAGTTAGGATCACGCCTTTTATATTTCTTAGCTTGATTTTTACTTGCTTGCCTATTGAATACACCGCGCTCTCCTGATTTACTTTCTACTAATGCTTGCCATTCACGCATGAATGTTTCCATGTCAGGCTTCTCTGTATAACTAACTGAGTTATTAGCTAACGCTCGCCAAGCTGCAGTCTCCCACCACTGGCCTGACTTAGCGTGACGCATACGATCATCAGAAAGGTTAGACAAACTAATCATAGCACTACGGCGTACACCACCAACCACAACGATCTGACCAATGAAGCACATAAGATCATGGCACTCAATGCTTGTAAGCTTACGGCCCTGTGCATTCTTGAACGTTGTGATAGCGAAGTTAAACAGTTCAACTAACGGCGCTGGACCACTGGCTCTGCCACCAAATATTTTTAGTCTAGCACCAGCAGGACGAACACGAGAGACATCCCACTTAGGGATCTCACCAGCCCAGAGGAGAGCAAGAACTTGACGGAACGCTTTAGCCCAACCTTCCTTACTGTCTTTGACAACGACAGTTGTATCACTGTAGAACAGCTCAGGGATCTCAGGGAGTTTAGTAACATACTGACGCTCGACACTGAACCCAACACCAGTACCACAGAGCAAGATGTACATAGCCTCATCGAAGGATTTAGGGTCATCTACGGGTAGGTAGCTACAGTTGTAACCAGCAGTGTTGTCTCTGTCGAGGGCTGGACCTGCAGTCATCATGGCTCGCATGGAAGGTGCAACCTCTAAGCCTAAGATAGCTTGCTCACATTCTAACGCAAGGCTATGTAAGCTGTCAGGTAGTACACGTCTTACTACGTTGTCGATGTATCTGCCTACAGTTTCATCCCATGTCTCACGCCTTCCTGCATTCTGTATCCACCTAGCATAGCGGGATTTGTGGATGAACGACTGGTAGTCGGTTGGTAAATAGTTATTCATATTATCATTACTCCATAAATAGTTTCAAATGTTTTACGTTTAGGCCATCAATATCATATATGTATTCAAGAAACAATGCCCTAATTTCTTCTTCAATATTCCCGTCAGATGGTACAGGGTAATCGTCTTCATCAAGCTCAAGTGTAAGAAACGTTTTGATTATCATTTCCTACTGTCCACTTCCTCAATCAAACGCTCTATGTACCACTTAGCTTTTTGTAGATCCTCTATTCCATTCTTGTAGTTCCAACGCCACAGATACTTGAAGCTATTCTGCCAACAGTATGCCTCGTGTGCTGTTACATCAGCGTCTTCTACCATAGCTGCCATAGCATCAATGCATTCTATGTTAGATGTATTGTAATGTGGTGGCTTGTTTACTACGTCAACCATCTGTGTCTCCTTTGCTATTAAATAATACAGATATTACATTATCTGATACCCCTGCAACCTCAATGGCTGGCTTTTCTTTTTCTTCCTCTAGTGCATCATCAATGGTTCGCTCTACCTCATTCTCTAGTAACCTACGTACCGCTGAGTCTTCTTCCATTACAGGAAGTGACGCACACATCATGTGAGACAGCTTCATTAGTTGTGCATGGTCAAAGGCTGATAACACATTGTCATCTGTAGTGCAAGTGCCTACCATTATTTCTCCTGTCCAATCACCTTTTTTATCTAAGAAGGGGCTTATTCGTATGATGTAATCGTTCTGGTCAAAGTCCATAAATATTTTTTCGCCGCTCATGTTATCTCCTTTTTATTTTCTTTAGAGGAAAATGTATCAAGGGTGGATGTTTGTCTTTACCCTTTTCGTGCAGCCATTCCTCTGGAATAATGCGATCATGGTACAAGAATTTATTCTTCTCACACCATTGTCCATACGTAGTCTTAGCACCCTTACTTAGTTTAGCTCTGCTACTTGTAAATACAAAACGTATATCCAACTTGGGATGTTGCTTCTGTATCATTAAATGTTTGCGCCTATCGTCTGCTGTAAACCTGCCTTTAGTTTCAATTATAATACCATTCTTTAAAATAAAGTCAGGAGTATAGGTACGGTACATGAGGTCTTCCCACTCTATCTTAATAGCTTCGTACTTGAATGGATGTCCAAGTTCGTTAAGATAGTCCTTGTTTCTTACCTCAAGACCGCTCCTATACCCATGTTTCAGGGCAGCAGAGTATTGCTTACCCCGCATTTAGATGCGCCACAATCCATTCCAAGGACTAGGCAAACTACTTACAGTAGATACACCTAGTGATCGTAGCTCCTGTCGTACCGCATCGTCTGCGGCCTTACGTGCTTCCATAGCTGAACGTAGCCCTGCATATCTAGCTTCGTGTAACTCCTTCTTACGTTCCGCGAGATCCTTTTCCATAGCAGCAATCTGATCCTGCATTTCTTTTACTTCATCATCACCTAACATATGTTTCTCCTTTAATCTATGTACGCAACTGTAGGTTTGTTCTTAGCCTGTGATACTCGTGATTCAGTTTCCGTCAGACCTTCAAAGCAACTGAACCTGTAGTCACAGAACTTACAGCTATCATTGAGAATGGTATTACCCGTTGCCTTCCCCCTGAATGTTTCAGGTACAGGGCTGAAGCAACGTTTAAACTCATTACTCTCGACAGTATCAACTGTCTTATTCAATATAGTGATTTCTTCTTTCATGTCAATAGTATCTGCAGGAACATATTTAATATTTCCATTAGCCTTATTGACTACCCACCAGCCACCAGCCTTAGTGCCTGACGCTTTAGCGTAGCCAGCTAACTGACCTACATATCCAAATGGATCACTACCCTTTAATGTATCGAAGGACTCGAACTTGTTTCTGTAACTCCAATCAGAGGCAGACTTAACATCGTCTACGGCACCGTCTATAATTAGATCATACGTACCATTTACTTTTGTCTTGTCTAACTCAAGCGTCACATGTTCTGCATCACGATATGATACACCTGCTTCTTTTAATATGCCCTTGAAAGCAGCCTCAACTATATCTCCTAGTAACATGTTCATTACAAATGTGGTTGGCTTGGGCAACGCAGTCTCTGGCTTGTTCTTCTCAAACCAAAGCTGACAGGTTGGCCTACCTATGTTAGACATACGTAAGCGAAACCCGTCACGCTTATTGCCCCCACCAAACTGTTTACGCATTGCTTCCATAACCTCTGCGCCTACTTGTTGGATGGTTTCCTCTGACATAGAGGACTCACCCTTAGTCGCATTGACCAAGTAAGAATGAATAGACAGTTCAGCAGGATGGTTCATTACACGAACTCGTCAGCGTCGATGTCAACGAAAGAGTCAACAAGCTCTTCGTCAACGTCATCATTCTTATGCTTGTTCTCATCCCAAGCACCTAAAATGTACTCGTTATAGTTTGAAATCCAAGCTAGAAAGTTAGCCAACGTTTCCTGTGAGTCACTATCTGCAATGTCGATAGTGTTTGCAGCATCTAACTGCACGTTAGGCAGATAGAAACAATTACCATTAGGTAACTCACGCTTCTCTGTGGTAGCGGCGAAGGTGTGCTGAGGTGGTAGACGCCGCATTTTTGTGAGTTGAGTAAAGATGCCGCCAACTGTTTTGAAGGCGTCACGATTCTCAATCTCCCAGATGAATGGGCTAGGCGCAAGTGTTACGCTGTTACCATCTTCATCTACAGGATCTACAAGCTCTACTGTGCCAAGCAGAACACGCGCTCGTTTGATAGAGCGAATAAGATCCTTCATCGTGTCAGGCAACGCAGCGAAGTCTTCAATCCAACCAGAAGGTTTACCACAGTTGAAGCCGCCATCGTTGTCCTTCATGTCACTGTTAAGGTCATTAGCCATAACAGTTTTGACATAACGATTAGGTGAGTTATCAGTGCCCATGATAAAACGCTTGTACATAAAGCGCTGTAAGAATGGACGAATGATTGCACTACCAGCATAGTAGGTCTGGTCTTCTGGTACTTCTAGTTTGTATGTACCACCATCAACTACCTCAACCTTTACCATCTTACCTTTGACTTCCATCTCACCCATCAATGGGTTGTGGTGGATACGCAAACGTGGAAGGTTGCTAGACTTCTTCTTCTCAGAGGAAGGCATAGCGGTTGACATGCCCATCTGCTGGGCCATTGCTGCATAGTTATCTGTTGCTGTTGTTACTTGTGTCATGTTTATATTCTCCTATATTTCATTTAAGACAGACGGTGGTTATATCACAGTACGTCTTTTGTGTCAAGCCAATTTGGCCCTATCTTTGCTTCTAATAATAAGGGTACGTTAAAGTCTATACCCCACTTAACATTTACCAGTTCTGCTAACCTGTCGTTGGCAGAGTTGATAATGCGTAGTACTTTGTCCTCTTCGTCTGGGTGTACATCTATCACTAAGGAATCGTGTACAGAGTTTACGACACATGATTGCATCTTGTTAGCTGTAAGCATCTTGTCTACATATATCAGAGATATAGGTACGATGTCAGCGGTTGCGAACGATTGCACAGGATAATTTTTAATCTGTGTGAAAAATGTCACACCCCCATGCTTACGTCTGGTTACATCTGGGAACGCGAACTCACGTCCAGATGGTGTAGTGATCTTGCCTGTGTTGAGTGC